ATCTACACTAGACTTACAAAATGATGCCGCACATAGTGACTCTTTGCAAGTTGCTACTGGTAACGGTGATGTTTATCGTATCATCTTCAAGACAGAGAATCTCTCTAAAGTTATTACTGGTGCATATGATGTACAGATTTCATCTAAAGGTCTTGCACATTTCAAGAACAAAACCCGCAAGATTGAATACTGGTTGGCGACTGAAAGCGGCTCAAAGTTTGAAGGTGCTTAATCATGCAAGTGTTTAATACTACTCGTGAAGAATACATTGCAGTATTAGAAACTGAAGTTGAGACACTTCGTAGATATTACTTCAAACCAGAGACAGAAGGTACTGGACATTTCAATACCGCAATCTCAGTCTTAGAAAAACGCATCGAGGAAATTCGTAATGGAACAGAGGCGTAATTTTTTAAAAGGTGCAGGCATCATTGGTGCATTTGCTATAGGTGTTGCATCTTATAGACAAGTGAAAGAGATGGCTAATGAACACAAAGACATTAGTCATCTTGCACCACCAGAAGGTGCACCAACGCTTCAAATCAACGGTGCATATGGTGAGAAACCAAAGCCACAAAGTAATGGAAATTTCATTTTTGCTCCTATGAATCCTGAAACCACTCATAAGGTTGCTATGACTGTTGGTAAAGACAATCGCTTGTGGATGAAAATTGAAGATAAGTGGCGCCGATTTGCTATTGAATCTTAATATGACTTATTTTATTATGGAGAATTTGAATGTCAGAACATATGTTATGGGTGGAGAAGTATCGCCCTAAAACGGTTGAAGAGTGTATCCTTCCTGATAGGTTGAAACAACCATTTCAGGAATATGTTAATCAGAATAGCATACCCAATCTTCTTTTGACTGGTGGTGCAGGTGTGGGTAAAACTACAATTGCAAGAGCCATGTGTGAGCAGATTGGTTGTGACTACATGATTATCAATGGTTCTGATGAGAATGGTGTTGACACTATTCGTTACAAAATCAGAAACTATGCATCATCAATGTCGATGGCAGGTGGTCGTAAAGTTGTCATCATCGATGAGGCTGATTATCTGACACCAAACGCACAAGCAATTTTGCGTAATGCAATTGAAGAGTATTCTTCTAATTGTTCATTCATCTTTACATGTAACTACAAAAACAAAATCATTGAGCCATTACACTCTCGCTGTGCTGTGGTTGAATTTGTTTTGAAGAATGGTGAACGGGCTAAGATGGCTGGTACTTTCTTTAAGAGAATTCAAAACATTCTTGGTGAGAAAGAACACATCGAATATGAAGACAAGGTGATTGTTGAAATCATCAAGAAACACTTTCCAGACTTTCGCCGTGTGCTAAATGAACTACAGCGATATTCTAAATTTGGAAAGATTGATACAGGTCTTCTGGCTCAGATTCAAGATGTTTCAATTTCTGAAATCATCAAGTTTATGAAAGAGAAAGACTTCACATCAATTCGTAAATGGGTTGGTAGCAATGACATTGACCCAACAACTTTCTTTCGTAAAATTTATGACTCACTTTATGATTCGATAAAACCACAAAGCATTCCTCGTGCCGTATTGATTCTTGCTGACTATCAATACAAGAATGCATTCGTTGCCGACACTGAAATTAATGTGGTGGCATGTCTAATTGAAATCATGGCAGATTGTGAGTTTGTATGAACAACGAACAGAAGATGGATTGGTTAGGTCGTATGGGTGAAAAGATTATTGTCAACTATTTCAGTAGACAAGGTCTTGTTGTTGAAGAATCAATCGACCCATATGATAGAGAAAAAGATTTGGTATGTGATGGTAAGAAGATTGAGGTGAAGACTCAAGTTCCTTTTATCATGCAGAATGCTTTCACATTCAAACCTAATCAACTGAAGAAGTGTCGTGGTGTGGATGAGTTGTATTTTGTAGCAGTGCCTGCTCCTTCGCATTCATACAAGTGGGAAGGTTGGATTTTCAAAGTGAACCCGCAAGAGTTTTTGATTAGAAAATACAATACTAAAGATGGTCGTGAAATGCTTTTGGTTAACATCATGCAAGATGCTGTTGTCCCAGTCGAGAGAGTCTCGGATGAGTACATGGATGAGATGCGTAAGTACACTATTTCAAAGTACTGACCATGACACCATTTGACTTTGTAAACCAAATTTTGCAAGGTAAACAGCAGTTAATTGTTGATGACCTTACAGAGAAAGAGTATGTTCCGTTTCTGACTAATCGGTCGCTTTCGTACCATAAAGATTGCATTCTGTTTGCTAATGAGATGAACTTGAGGCATTACATTGATGGCAAAATGCAAAATGATTTTTTACTAAATACCGTTAGGTCTCGCAAAAGACCTTTCACCAAGTGGGCTAAATCTGAAAAAAGTGAAGATATAGAATGCATCAAGATAATCTTCGGCTATTCAAATTCCAAAGCCCGTGAGGCACTTCGCCTTCTTAGTGATGAACAAATCCAAGAACTAAAAAGAAAAACGGATATTGGCGGAAAATGACTGATTTGAACAACTTTATTGAAGTGACATTGAAAGAGCAAGATGATTTTTTAAAAGTAAGAGAAACACTAACCCGTATTGGGGTATCTTCACGCAAAGAAAAAGTCCTGTATCAATCTTGTCACATTCTACACAAACAAGGACAATATTACATTGTCCACTTTAAAGAACTTTTTGCCTTAGATGGTAAAGAGGCTACTATTGATGATAATGATATTTCTCGTAGAAATGCTATCGCCAATTTGTTAGAAGAGTGGGGTCTCGTTAAGATTGTCAATCGACAAGTAATGATAGACAACATTGCACCTCTGCATCAGATAAAAATTATCTCATTCAAAGAGAAAGATGAATGGCAGTTGGTTACTAAATACAACATCGGTAAAAAGAAAACCGATTATTGATATGAGATTTTATTATGAAAAATGTGAAAGAAAAAATTGTGAAATTGAAAAATAGGTACTCAGGTGATATTGTCTATACAAGAAATATCAAAGAGACTGTATCGTCAGAGAACATAACATTTGTGAAGGTTTTCAAAGAAGAGAACCCTCAGAGAGAATTTCTAGTTAACCTGAATGCCTTCGAGGTCCAGGATAAATAGAAATGTGATGCCTTCGGGGTCACTAATTTTGTAACTCGCTTAAAAGGAGAAAACTATGACACGCTTTACAGCATTATATCCACAATTTGTTGGTTTTGACCACCTGTTCAATGAGTTGGAAAGACTCGTTGAAGGTACTGCACCACAACGCAATACATCTTTTCCTCCACATAACATCATCAAAATCGATGACAGCAAGTATGTCGTTGAGATGGCTGTTGCTGGTTTTAGTCAAGATGAAATTGATGTTGAATTTCAAGACGGCACACTAGTCGTTAAAGGTGATAAGAAAGACCAAACAGAAGTGGACTATTTGTATCGTGGTATCGCTACTCGTTCTTTCACTAAGTCAATTAGATTGAGTGAAACTATTGAGGTTCGTGGTGCCCAATTCAAAGACGGTATTCTTAAAATCGGTTTAGAGAATGTAATTCCTGAACATAAGAAACCAAGAAAAATTGAGTTAAGCAAAGAACTCAATTTTGCCAAAAAACAACTTCTGTCTGAAACAGTAAGTTGATTGTTGGGAGCCTTTTGGCTCCCATCTTTGCCCCACAACTTATTTTTTTGTGTTATACTTACATTATGAAAATTTCAATCGCATCAGATATACACTTAGAATTCGGTGACTTGTTTATCAACAATGATAACAATGCCGATGTTCTTATCCTCAGTGGTGACATTTGCGTTGCCGCAGACATTGGTCGACCTGACCCAAACAACCTCTTAGAAGGTGCTCGTAGCAATCGTGTTACCGACTTCTTCAAAAGGTGTTCGTTTCAATTTCCACATGTAGTATACATCATGGGCAACCATGAACACTACAATGGTGACTTTGCAACAAGTGCAAACAAAATCAAATCGATGTTAGAGTCTAACATGTTGAGCAATGTTTATTTGCTTGATAAAGAAGTTAAGACAATTGATGAAGTGACATTTGTTGGTGGTACACTGTGGACTGACATGAACAACAGTGATGAGATGACACTGTATCACATTCGTAGAATGATGAATGACTTCCGTTGTGTGAGCAATTCTAATCGTATGCTTGAGCGTAAAGTTCCAATCTATGAAGAGAATCCATTGTTCACTGAAGATGGTAAGAATGGTGGCAAGTACCTTATGAAAGAAGGTGGCGGTTACATTGAGATTGGTTTCAAAAGAAAATCCGAGCCTTCAACATTTTCTCCAGAAGATGCAGTTGAAGACCACAAGAAATTTGTGCAGTATATTCAGACTGTGATTGAAGGTAAGTTCGACCAGAAGTTTGTAGTTGTTGGTCATCATGCGCCAAGCAAAGCATCTACTCATCCTCGTTATAAAAACGATACATTGATGAATGGTGGTTACTCTACTAACTTAGATGAATTCATCTTAGCACATCCACAAATCAAATTGTGGACTCATGGACATACACATGAAGACTTTGACTACATGTTAGGTTCGACTCGCATTGTTTGTAACCCTCGTGGTTATATCAATTACGAAAGTCGTGCTGATTCATTTAAATTGGTGAGTGTTGAAATATGATAGAATTGTTTCGCCCCACTTTGCAATGGATAAAAGATGACTACTCTTCTAATCGCATTCGTTTTGCTGTTGAGTTGTTGGCTTGGGCTGTTAGTATTGGTTGCTCAATTACCATGGCTATCACGGTACCAAATCCTCCTCTTCTTGCTTTATACCCTGTGTGGATTAGTGGTTGTGCCATGTATGCTTGGGCTAGTTATACTCGAAAGTCATTTGGTATGTTAGCCAACTACCTTCTGCTAGTGAGTATTGATTTTGTTGGTTTGATAAGGATGTTATAATGCCGTTATATATTGTTGAGACTGTTTCGATGTTTCGTATGCGTTATGTTGTTGAGGCTAAAGAAGAGTCTCATTCACATGATGAAGTCATTATGGAAAGAGGCAAAGATACTTTCAAAGAATTTTCACAAGAGCATATCGATGAATCGATTTTTAGTTCTCGTGAAATTTCAAAAGAAGAATATCTAACATTGTTCGATAAGGACAACCAGTTCATGGCTTCTTGGTCTGAAGAAAAGAAGTTGGGTTTTATTAACAAGATTGATTATAAAGAATGAAAATCTACAAAAGCGGTTATCGTAATCATTGGGTATCACCATATACTATTCTGAAGACTGTTTGTTTTTGGGAGAAAGATGATGATGTGTTCTATAATCACGAAGAAGTTCCTGGTCACAAGTATGACAAGTGGGTTAAGTTTTTAAATCCAATTTGCGGTGCATGGTTGAAGTTTCTTGATTTTGTTCACCCACAAATCAACTATGTGAAGATTGACCGATACGATACTTGGTCAATGGACCACACATTAGCAGATATCATTCTGCCAATGCTAAAACAGTTGAGAGAAAGTAAACATGGCGCACCTTATGTTGATGATGAAGATGTTCCAGAAGAACTGAAATCTACTTCAGCACCACCAAAAGAAAATGAATATGATGCCGATGGTAACCATCATAAGCGTTGGGATTGGGTACTTGATGAAATGATTTTTGCTTTTGAATGTAAAATTGATGATTCATGGCAAGACAAATTTCGTTCTGGTGAAATGGACAAAAAGACCGTTGCTTGCAAGTGGGATGAGAATGGTAAAGCAACAATGTATCAATGGATTGATGGACCGAATCATACATACGAATGTGACTATGAAGGTATGCAAGTGGTTCAGAAAAGAATTACAAACGGCTTTCGTTTGTTTGGTAAATATTATGAAGGGCTATGGGACTGATGTTAAAATCTGATAAAAATTTTCGACTATCGAAAACAACTAAGAGAATGATGTGTTCAATTGTGAATGATAGTGAACGCAATGAATTCAAAAGAATGATGATTCAATCACAACTTGCTGGTGAAAAAGCAAAGCGTGAATCTGGTAAATCTCGCAAAGATAAGAATGAAGCCTAAACTAATTGATGCATACATGAAGACAGCAGAAATATTTGCTGAATGCTCGACTGCAAAAAGACTTCATGTTGGTGCCATTGTTGTGAAAGATGACCGCATCATATCAATCGGTTACAATGGTATGCCATCTGGATGGACAAACGAATGCGAAGATGAAGTTGTAGATGGCTACGCAGGATTTGAA